TCGGGTAGAAAAACCGAAGGTCAAAAATATTCTGGGATGCGATAAAACCCTTATTTTAAGTCATTTTCCTTAAAAACAGGGTGGCATCTAAAATGGTAGAACAAGCCAAAACAGATACCGCTGTTGATACAATCGTGTCGACAGCGGTATCGTTATTTTACCGCAAAAAACATAGATAGAATAAGCACTTATAAAAACAAGCGTTGCATTTTGGGAGTATTCCACCCATCCTGCAACGCTTTTTTCATTGTTTTTATAGCCCCACCCCGGGACTTAACCCAATATTTATACCGACCTATCGTTAAACAACCGCATTTCGTTAAACTACTGAATTAGCGTTCTGCCAAGTTCAATATAGTCCAATTTGCAAAGAGCGTAACTGCTTATGCACCCGTTATCGTTTACTTGTATTTTTGCGTTTTCAAGTGAAAGAATATTCTCCGCTCCGTTCGTCATTTGAATATGCAATTCGTCATAAGACCAGTGGTGGCAGATGCGAATTGAGATAATATTGTCAGCCGAAATAATACCTTGCGGTGTTTTGAATTGGAGCAAGGTGCGATTAATGATGCAATGCAAGGATTTCCCCCAAGCATTGGCGTATAGGTAGTCGGCGGGAACACATTTGCTGAAAAAGTCGTTTGCACTTGTGCCGAAAGAAGTTTTACCTTCATTGCGGATGTAACTCACAAGGTCTTGGCAACGGTCAAACCATATGGTATCCGAACACGTAGAAATAGACTCAAGCTCATCGTCTTCAAAGAACACAACGGCATTAATCCAAGCCTTGATAGGGATCTGCTTTCTCAAAAGATATATGGCTCTGCCGAGCTGCTTGAACGGTGATTTCAAATACTTCGTATGTGTTTCGCCCGTCCAACGGTCGGTTTTCTCCTGTAAAAAGCCGTTTTCTCGTTCGGTGAGGCGCCCCTTCCAACGCTTAACTTCTATGGCAAATAGCTTGTTTTGATAAAATACCAAGCAATCAATTTCAGCATTACCTTCTGACGTAGAAATCACAACATTTCTTTTGATTTTGCAGGAGGGTAATTCACGACGGAGCATATATGTAAATTCATCTTCACCGTAATTGCCGTAGCGTTTTGCTTCGCTGACATATGGAATGGAGGACTCCCCAGCGCGTACAAAGCCCATTTTTATTTTATGAAAAAATGCACGTATTCCCATGGTACTCCTCCTCAAATAATCGTATGTTAATTATACCATATTTTTTTCATTTTTCAATTATTCGAACACAAAAAGAGCCGACCATCATTGTAGTCGACTCTTAAATAAAAGTATTTGTTTACAATCTCACCTCAACCTCGCTGCCGTTTTTGAAATGAAATACTAATCGTTCATCTGCGTACACGGTTACGTGGTCGATGGTGGTATGCCAGAGGGCTGGGTTGAATTGAAGTTGGAGGGTGTCCAATTCGGTAATTGCGAAAAGGAATCCGCTCATAATATCTGCCTGGATGCGCCTGCGGTCACGTTTTTTCTGCAAGGTGTCATAGCGGTTTTGTGCCTTTTCGTGGCGTTCCACCAGGGAATTATACCGGCTGATATATTCATCCTGGTCGATAGCATTCACCGCATTTTCGTTAATCCACTTTTGGATAAGGCCTGCGACCACGTCCATCTCCTGGAGGAGTTCCTCGCACTCGGTATCAATCGCAGCGGTGTCCATAAGCTCGTGACGGATGAGCCTACCATCCTCAAGGAGTGCTTCGCGATCCACAAGCAACTTGCTTAACGCTACTACGAACAGTTCCTTGATGTCATCCTCATATAAATGCGGTGTAGTGCATATGGTGTCACCCTTGAATTTTGCATTGCATTGCCATATTGTTCGGCGGTATTTGCTGTTTGAGTGCCACACCTTTGAGCCGAAGATCTCTCTGCAATCTCCGCAGATGAGTTTCCCGGCAAAGGGACTGGTGGAAAAGGTGCGTCTGCCGCTGTCCTTTCTGCGTTTCAGTTCCAACTGAACCCGTTCCCATTCTTCCGGTGCGATGATGGCAGGATGGCTGTGTTCCACATAATACTGCGGGACCTCACCCTCGTTGACCTTCATCTTTTTCTGCAGAAAATCCACGGTGTATTTCTTCTGCAAAAGTGCCGCGCCTTTGTATTTCTCGTTTTGAAGGATGCTCTCAATCGTATGTCTTTGCCATACCGCTTTCCCGGATGGCGTGGGTATACCATTTTTGGTCAAGTGCTTTGCGATAGAGCCTACGGACCTACCTTCCACAAACATTCGGTAAATGGTGCGGACGATTTCTGCCTCTTCGGGAACGATCTCGGGCAGACCATCTGCACCTTTTCTGTATCCAAGGAACTGTTTGTACGGCATATTGACCTTGCCGTCAGCAAAGCGTTTGCGTTGCCCCCAGGTTACGTTCTCGGAAATTGAACGGCTCTCTTCTTGGGCAAGGGATGACATAATAGTGATGAGCAATTCGCCCTTTGAGTCCATCGTCCATATATTTTCCTTTTCAAAATACACCTCAACGCCCTTGTCCTTCAGCTTGCGGACGGTGGTGAGGCTGTCCACGGTATTACGGGCAAAGCGACTTACGCTCTTGGTTACGATAAGGTCGATTTTGCCGTTCAGGGCGTCGGCTATCATTCGGTTAAAGCCGTCACGCTTTTTGGTGTTGAGCGCGGATATACCTTCGTCCGTATAGACCTCAACAAACTCCCACTCGGGACGGCTCTTAATGTAATTGGTGTAGTAATCCACCTGCGCCTCGTAGCTCGTGAACTGTTCATCGCTGTCGGTGGACACACGGGCATAACCTGCAACCTTGCGTTTGGCTTTTGAGGTAGTGGGGATACCCGTGTGCAAATTTCGTGTGGCGGGTATTACGGTTACGTTTTTAGCTGTTGCCATTTTTCTTACTCCTTTCTTTTGTTTTCTTACCGACCGCTGCTCTCATCTCGGGTGTCCAACTTTCCGAGCGAGAGCGGTCTTTCCATCGTTTAACGATTGTTTCTCCGTTTTCAAGGGAGAATATCAAGGTGTTATCTTTGTCGGCTGTAATTGCCGTTATTTTACTGAAATCATCAATCTCGGCGGCAAGTGCCATCAAAGTCGGTTCGGGGATGGCTTTCGACGGGCAAACTTTTTTGCCGAGGGTATTGTAGGTGGCGCATATCCATACGGGGCCCGTTTTCGTTATCTTTCTGCGATAGTGCTTACCGCACCCGGCACAGGTGATAAGTCCCGTAAAAGGGTATTCTGTTTTCGTTTGTGGCTTTGCAAAACGCTCCGCCCGTCTTGCCATTTCCAGTTGTACCAAGTTATACGTACCGATATCAATGATCGGCTCGTGGGTGTTCTCTGCGTGGTACTGCGGAAGTTCTCCGTGATTTACCAGTGTGCGTTTTGTGAGGTGATTCTCACGAAATTTGGTTTGAAGCAGAAGATTGCCCGTGTAAGCGTAGTTGCGAAGGATTCTGCTCACGGCACTTTGATGCCAGGTAAAGCCTTGCTGCGTGAGTATTCCTTCTTCGTTGAGCCGTTTCATAATGGCGGCAACACCTTTGCCGTCAAGGTAGTCACGAAAGATGGAACGAACCACCTCTGCCTCTTCGGGAACGATGACGTATTTCTCACCATCGTATCGGTAACCCATCATAAAACCTCGCCAGGGTTTTCCGTTTTGGAACTGTTGCCGTACCCTCCACTTTTGATTCTCGCTGGCGGAGAGGCTTTCCTCCTGGGCATAGCTTGCGAGAATTGTAAGCATCAGCTCACCGTCCGAGGTTGCCGAATGAATATTTTGCTCTTCAAAGTAAACATCCACACCCAGGCTCTTTAGTTCCCTTACGGTTTCGAGTAAGGTCAGCGTATTCCTTGCGAAGCGCGAAACGGACTTGGTTAAAATCATATCCACCTTTCCGTTTCGGCAATCCGCAAGGAGCCTTTGAAAGTTTTCTCGGTTATCCTTTGTGCCGGTTAAAGCTTCATCGGCGTATACGCCTGCATACTCCCATCCGCCGTGGTTCTGTATCAATTTGCTGTAATAACTCACCTGGGCGGAAAGTGAGTGGAGCATCGCATCCTTACCGGAGGATACTCTGGCGTAAGCCGCCACCCGTTTTGCTCTCGGCAATTCCGTTTTCGCAAAACGAGTCTGTGTAACGATCCTTTCCAATACATATACCTCCTTTGTATCAATTAAGGTCACTACATATTCGCTCTAAACGGCGGATATATCAAGCGGATTCCGCAAATATACTACCCGAAGATAAACCGTATTTACGGGACAGCATTGTCGATATCTTACAATACTCTTTCTCGGTGAAAGTGCCGTCTTCCGCAAGGCTTTTGAGAAGAGCCAGAGAGGTTCGGTACAGCATCATATTCTCGATTGCATATTTATCCTGCTTGTCTTGACGCAACGTAGCAGGCACGGCTGCAGTATTTTCTGTTTTTGTTACCATAGCTCTCAAACTCCTTTCCGCAGTATTCGCAGGTAAGATTGTAATAGGCTTTGCGGTTCACCGAGTCCCGGTGGGTGTTCCACCACAGCATTCGGCAAGCATCCGAACAGAACTTTTTCTCTCGGCGTTTTTCTGTTTGAAGCACGGGTTTACCGCAGTTCTTGCAAAGCTTGGTGTTCGGTATCTCCGGGTATCTGTGAATGTGAGCACGGACGGTCCCGGCAGACAAACCTAAAGTGGCGGCAATCACGGAAGGGCTATGCCCCTCAAGCCGCATATTATTAATGGCGATTTTGTTTTGTAGTGTCATGGCATATCTCCTTCCTATGACTACAAGAGTAAGGGAGAGCGACCCGAAAGCCGCCCTCCCACATAACCTTATTCCTTATCACTCTTGACCTTAAGCATCTTCACCGCTTCGGGAAGGACGAGCTTTGCATCCACTCTCTCGGTGGTCGTCGAGGCAACATAACAGAGA